GCTGAAGGCACCGCTGTATCGGCATCTGCTTTACGAACAATGTACCAGTCTGTTTCTGCTAATATTCCAGCAGCTTGTTGTTTAATAGTTCTAATTTTTTTTGTTTTTAATCCTTCAGCTTTAACTTCACCTTCAGTACCTTTTCCATCAGATTCATCTTGTGCTGTGTATAAACTATCTGCATGAGCTTTCGCTGTTGCATCTCCATAGGTTGCAGTTACCGTTCCCGCATCTGCGTCATAAGTAAAAGTTTGATTGGTATTAGTATAATACTCTTCATCTTTTTTCTTAGAGTCGTTCCAAACGATTTCATAAAGTCCAATAGCTTCTCTTTCTGCTGCACTCCACAAAGAAAATATATTTCTTGAATATTGAATATCTCCAATGGTAATACCTCTATTACCACTTAAATGTTTTGTTATTGCTCCGTCTTCTATTAATGCCCACATATTATCTCCTATTAACTTTCAGGTATATTTAGTGTTCTACCTACTTCTTGCCAAATTGCTCCATTGTATCTGAATACCAAAATGTCCGTTTTTGCATCTGTATCTGTTGTAGTCGGAGCAGTATCAGCGGCAAAATTAAAAATTGCATTCCACGCAACTGTATGACTTCCATTAAAATTAATTTCTAAACAAATAAAAGCACCCTCTACTGCATTACTTGGTGCTGAAATAGTCGTATTTTCTGATGTTTGATGGTATGCGTTTGGTTTATCAGAAGCATCCCACGCTACAGCGTTGCTAGATGATGTTAATGCTGCTTGAGCTACATTAGCGGCAGCACTAAAAGTAGCTATACCACCCGCTGACATATCTAAAGTTAAAGCTGTAACAGCAGCTCCGCCATCATCACCTTTAAATATAATATCTTTATCTTGAACACTAGCTGTAATTACAGCGTCACTTGAACTATTAGAAATATCTAAAATTGAAGTTCCTCCAGATTTAAATATTACATTATTACCAGCAGCATCTAGGATAATGTCGGCTGCAGCATCAACGGTTAAATTATTTGCAGAGATAACTAAATCAGTTCCATCCCCTTCAATTTTTTCACTAGCACCACCAAATTGAATTCCAACGCTATTTGGAATAACAACATCAGTAGTCGCTGTAAGATTAATAGCTCCTCCTGAAGTAACTGTTAAATCTGTACTATCCCCTTCAATTTTCTCGCCACTACCAAAAGTGATTCCTACGTTTGCTGGAATAACTACATCAGTTGTAGCTGTTAAATTAAGAGCAGCACTTGAAGCAATTGTAAGATCAGTGCCGTCGCCTTCGATTTTTTCTCCGTCATTACCGAAAGTCATTCCAACACCTGATGGAACGTTGATATCTGCTGTTGCTGTTAAACCAATATCTGCTCCTGAAGTAATCGTTAAGTCTGTGCTATCCCCTTCAATTTTTTCTCCACTACCAAAAGTGATTCCAACATTCGCAGGTATGACAACATCAGTAACCGCTGTAAGGTTAATAGTATTTCCTGCAATCGTTAAATCAGTTCCATCACCTTCAATTTTCTCACCGTCATTACCGAAAGTTAATCCAATGTTAGAACCAATGTTTATGTCACCATTTGAACCAACTGTAATAGATAAATCAGTTCCATCTGACTCAATTTTTTCTGTACCTGCAAATAAAAGTCCAGTGTTTACAGCAAGTGCTACATCAGTAGTAGCTGTTAAGTTAATAGTATTTCCTGTAATAGTTAAATCAGTTCCATCTCCTTCAATTTTCTCGGCATCGTCTCCGAACGTTATTCCAACGTCAGAAGGAACATTAATGTCTGTTGTTGCTGTTAAATTAATATCGTTTCCAGATGCAAAGGTAAAATCAGTTCCATCCGAGGAAATATTTTCTCCGCCATCGTCATAGAAATAAAGTTTCCTATCATCGTTAATTCTCATGACTTCATTACCGTCGTATTGTTGGAATACTAAGTCATCTGCATTAACACCAAGTTTAATAATTTGGACACCTGACGTGCCATCCATATCTAAAGATAATTGTAATGTACCAGCGTCTTTAAATTCTACATTTCCACCTGCTGCATCAATGACAACATCATCTCCTGAATCAATTGTTATATCTGCTGAAGTGCTACCATTTCCAATTGTAACTGCTGCATCACCAACTGAAATATCATCTGCTGCACTTGACGCAGCATCTTCCCATGCACGGCTGCACCTGCACCACCAGAAGTTAAAACCTGACCATCGGTACCATAATTGGCACCTGCAATTCCTATTTCATTATCCGCTGTAAATCTAAATTTCTCAGCTGCTGCTTCTGATTTACCTGTTGCAAATACAATATCGGTATTATTAACAGAAGCACTAAACGTATCATCGGCTTCTGCCCATATTGAAGCTGCTACTGCAATGGCATCTGTACCATCTGATTCTAAAGGAGCTTGAAAATCGATTCGTCCTAATTTATTTCCATCAACAACAGTAAGTTCACCAGTCGTAAGTCTTAATAAACCAGCACCTGCTGCCGTTGCTCCTCGTATATCGAGTAAATCTGCCGATTCATCCCAGTGCATATAAGCACCGGCGGAAGCTGCAAAGAATTTTACATCATGTCCTGTGTCGTCAACACCAACTGTAATTGTACCTAACACAGTTAAAGCAGCACTAGCGAAAGTTAAAAGATCTGTGTCACTTGTGTGCCCCATGGTTGTGCCGTTAATATTTACATTATCAACGGTTAAAGTTGTAAGGGTACCTAGACTTGTAATATTAGTTTGAGCTGCAGTTGTTACTGTAGCTGCTGTTCCTGAAGTATTACCTGTTACATCTCCTGTTATATCACCTACAAAAGCAGTAGATGTAATTGAAGTTGCTCCTGTAACTACTCCTGCATCTACACTAATTGTACCATCTAATAAAATAGCTGAACCAGAAGCGGGTTCAATATTTATTGCTGCTCCTGAATCTAAAGTTAATACACCTGCTGAATCAATGTCTACTGTACCATCTGCTGTTATTTGAATATTTGCGGCAGCGGCTGCTGCATCAGTTGTTACTATACTTAATGTTCCGTTTGTTCCAGCAGTTAATACGGCTGTATCACTAGCTGAACCTGTCATAGTTACAACTTTGCCATTTACGGCAACATCATCTACAGTAAGAGCTGTTAAAGTTCCAAGACTGGTTACACTACCTTGTGCAGCCGTTGCTAGAGTACCCGTTAATGTTCCTGTTACTGTAAGATTGTCAGCTATTGTTGTTTCTGAAGTAGTGTGACCTATTGTTAATGCAATTCCTGAAGTTTCAGTTGCAATTTTTAAAGCGCCTACAGCATTTGTAATGTATGAATTTGATCCATCATGATACATTAACATATCATTGCCAGTGCCAAATTTAGCATTAGCACTATCAGCGAACGTTACATGAGAACCTGTTAATACATTGAATGCATTCGCTGTCATTGTAAAATCATCAGCGCCTGCAATTTCGAAATCTATTTGGTCATCTGTACTTGCTGTAATACTTGTATCCGAATCAGCATCTAAAGTTAATTCGTTACCGTCTAAATCATATCCTGCAGTAGATCCAATACCTGAATCAACCAAATTTGGATTAGAGGCATGATCAGCTGCAGCATAAAGAAGTTTTGTTCCTTTATCTGTTGCTGCAAAAGTAACCGAACTTCCTGAACCAGAAACATATTTAAATTGAACAGTGTAAGCACCAGATGTACCATTAACTACAATGTACATCTGTTGAACATCCAAAGGAATAGTTACAATTTGGTTTCCAGTAATTGTACCTGTAAATTTTATAATTCTATGTCCAAGAACAGCGCCTGTTGATCCATCAGAAACAGATAGTGTTGTTGTATCAGCTCCACCCGCTATGTCTTGTTCAGTATAACCACCAGAAATTTGTTCAATGATTTGTAAATTGGTATTGGTAGTTGTTCCCCAGACACCGGCGTTCTCGCCAGTTGTCATTAACTCTGTACCAAGACCCGTATAACTTGATGCCATTAAGCGCTCCCTACAAATACCTCAACATCACAAGAATCTGTATCAGCAAGTGCTGTGATATCGACTAAATCGTTTAATGATACTGTAATTGCAGAACCAGCTGCATGCATAGTATCTTTAACTCCACCACTATTGTCACCTGGATATATAAACGAGTGACCTGCATCTACCTTCATACAAAACTCTGTACTGTCTTCATCTCTAAATGTTAATGTAATGTGGTTGCTTGAATCTAAATTTGTAATTCTAATGTATCTAACATCATCTTCATCGAATTGACCTGCTAGATAACTTTTTGATAAATCTGTTGAAGAAGCTGTAGCAAAACCTAGTAAGCCTGTTTCTGTTGTTGAAATTGTAACGATTCTTTTAACAATTTCATTAACACTAGAAATATCTAGTGATCGCTCACTGTTATAGCTGTTATTGTTTAATGTTATTTCTTCTATTACTTTGACTGTTAGTGTTGCCATATTTTAATTCCTTACGGTGTTTGAGCCGGAACGGGTATACGAGGTTCATTATCCGTATAGTCGTCTCGTCTTCTTCGACCTAATTGTTCTCCACCAAACTTCTGGATTTCGGTTTGGTACTTCTGTTCATAAAGTTGTAGCATATCCATTGGACCTTTTAAATAGCTAAACGCTTCTACTAAGCATGCATACAACAATCCATTACCAAAGTTAAGACTTAAATACGTTGTCGTATTTGCTGAGCTTAATCCCAGAGGTCTTGCATTATAATGTAATTTATACATAAAAGCTGATGAAGGGGTAGGTACAATAGTAATTTTTCCCGAAGTCGTTGCTCCAGCTCCTGTTGCTCCTCCTCCAGACATTGCATAATATTTTGGTGTCCCAGTAGTCGTTTCAGCAGCATCATATTCTCTTAAATAACTAATATCTTTTTTAAGCAGCCAGCCATTAGCTCCTGTAGCAGCCGTTGTTGAAGTATAGACTTGAATACCTCTTACAAATAAAGTTCCAGCTGGAGCATGAACATTGTCTGTAGAAGCAACTAAATTTCCTATAATTTCTCTTCGATCTGCATCAACAGGAATATCTCTTTGTATTCTTAATTCTGAATTATCAATAAATTGATCAGTAATCGTACTTGATAGAACACCGGTTCCTACTTCTGTATAATTTAAAATTGCTGTTGTAAGTGTTGAATATGTAAATCCTGCCATCTTAATCCTCTAAAGTTGCCGGGCCAGCCGTACAATTATTGCCTCCTCCTGATACTCCTCCACTTGTAGCAGTACTTGTATCTACAGTAAAGTAATAGAAGTCATCAGTTGCAGTTACATCGCCACTGGAATCTCTTTTTCCAACGGTAATAGAATAACCTGCAGATTTTGCAATATTCGAGCCAGCTATTCCATCGAAGCTCACTGGATTTTGAAAACCATCAGGATCTGAACTCGTCCAGACTGGTCCTCTAAATCTAACGGTATCACTGGTATCTCGGCCATGACTTCTTTCATAAACATTAATATAAGAAGATCCTGAAGCGATCGTTGAAAAAGGATCAGGTCCTAAAATTGCTAAAGTATCAGATTCAGTTCTTGCAGGTCTTGCATTAGCTAAACCATGACCTTCGGCGCCAAATCCTCGTGGTTCTAATTGAGGATGCTTTGCTTCATACTCTGATTGATGAACCAACATTCCATTCCATTCTCTAATCATTTCATTATAGGGAAACTCCATTCCACTTCTATCTGAAATTGCTTTTGAATATTTTCCTTTTGCAAATGCCATAATTATCCACTCGGGTAATAAGATTCCGGGGTTATATAAGTGCTTGTAGCAGATCCATCTTCTGCCAAAGCCCTTTTTAATTCGTCTTCGTATAATAATTTTAATTCTTGCACTCTTTGAGTTGCGTATTTCTGTGCCAGATAAAAAGACAGTCCTGACGCCATACAAGGTATAAATCGATAAGGAGTGTCTGTTGCATCGGTATACGTAGAATCAGCGTCTTGAATTCTTTTGACAAAGAAAATATGAACATCTTTTGATGCACTAGATGAATCAGGTGTTGGGTAAAGAGTAACCGTTGTTTTATCAACAAGTCTTTGAACAAAATATCTTGTAGGTGTTCCTTTAGATAATTTATTAGCGAGTCCAGAATAAGTTGATCGATCTGTTTTTGTAAGCGTAGAATCAGCTTGATCCGTGTCTCCTTTGTCGGTTCTAAGTGTCGCTTCTAAAACATCTGCTAGTCCATAAGTAGATGTTCCTGTTGTTCCGCCAGCTGTAGTTGAAGAAGTTCCATCACCAGTAGCTCTATAGAAAGTATATTCAGCTTGACCTTCAACTAGATCAATATTGGTATTGCCTACTTCCCAGTAGTGCAAACCTCTATTGCCCCATTCTTGAAATAATATATTTAAAGAACGTCTTGCTGTTTTTAATTGATATCCCGAAACAGATTGTAAGCCAATTCGCTCGTAGGCTTCTTCAATTATTTCGTCTACAGCAAATGTTTTGTCGAACGTTACTGTTCCGGAAGTAGTATTAGCCATATGCTACCTCCTTATGCCGGTGTTTTAATAAACTCTGCTACAACTGTGTACATGTTACCGTCATCCGCTAAAGCATCAACAACAAAATTAATATCACCGTTTGTATTAGCGTCTGTGCTTGGTGGTAATCCACCAAACTCTCTAAAGTCCCAATAACCTGTTCCGACTAAACCAAGTAAAGGTCTATCTCCGTCTGAATCTTCAAAATCTAAACGAGCGTGTGCGTCGCCGCCATCTCCAGAATCGCATGCAAACCAAATTCTTTGCAAAGCTCCGAGTTGTGCAACACCTGCTACTGTACGTGCTGAAGAGTCGAAAAATACTGTTGTACTTCCGTCGCCATCTGATTCTACAACTATTTTTATTACTACTCGTTTGTCGTTTTCTTGTAATATTTCTGGTCCTGTTACTGTATCTGCCATAATCCCTCCTTAATCAAGATTACTAGATGGGGCCGAAGCCCCATCCTATTTTATTTATTAGCCATTATTGTAATCAAAAGCTGCGCCAGTGATTTTAATAACTAATTTACCTGCTGTGTAAGCTGCTTCAGTAGCTGCTCCAGTAGTCAAGTAAAGATATTTTTTAGTTAATGCTGCAAGTGTTGAACCTGCATCAGCGGAAACATAAAAACCTAAAGTTAAGTCACCATTATTAAGTATTTCTGTTCCACTAGATATTGCTGCATTTTCTGCATCAGTAGCTGTAGCTCCACAATTTAAATTAATATCCGGATCTCCACCTGTTGGTACTTCTAAGCATGAGAATTCTACTTCCATAGGAATTCCATTAACACCAGTTGTTAGTTCTGCGATGTAAGCATTAGCTGCTCCACCATCAGTACCAATGATATCATTAGCTGCACCACCAGAAGCTAATCCACCATGTAGATCGATTAGAATAGTAGTGTAGATAAGACCACCAATTTTATTAACAAAAGTGTTAATTGCATCATCAGCAATTCCTGATCCATGCGCATTTGGTGTAATTTTAAAAATAGTTGCTGCTGTACCTAAACTTGCATTGTTAGTACCTGTTGAAGTACCTGCTGCTACAATGTTGTTTCCAGTGCTTGCAACTTTTTCTACTTCCATACCACCTGCTGCTTTTATAACAGCATAATCTACAAATGCTCCTGTAGTAGTGTTCTTAGTTGTTGCTTTTATATCGCCATCGGAACGTACCGTTCCATTAAACGTTGTTGTTGCCATAATTAAATCCTCCTAGTTTATGAACGTAGTCTCTAGGCCGTCGACTATACGCGTCTACGTTCTTAATTAATTGTATAGTAATTTTTTATAACGTTTTTTTGAATGAAGCGCAAGAGATTATGTGAGTCGGAATGAATTTTCCTTATGTAGCTTTTT